ACTTACCTGCGGTGGTGCAACAGAAGAAATGACTGTTACGGTTGAAATACAATATATTTCTGCTCTTGAAACAGTTGAGGATTGCATTGATGCGACTAACAAAATAAAGCAAATATTCTTGTACAAATCCTTTGATATACAAGACCGCCACATCACTGTTGATGAAATGGAATTTGAAATAGAAAAAACAGTTCTGTATGTGTATTTTGAAATATCACTCATACAGGCTGTTGACAATACAGAGGAATATGAAGAAATTAAAGATTTGATTATAAAGGGAGTGAATTAAAATGGGATTACCTGAAATTTTAATTGAATTTAAGGCGAAGGCTGAA